GTCGAAGTTGGCGGCATCGTGTATTGGATGGGTATTAACCAGTTCTTCGCGTTTGACGGCTCTGTCCGTCCGCTGATTGGACCGATTAACAACTTTGTGTTCCAAGACATTAACTATGTGCAGATTGAAAAGGTAGTCGCCGGACTCGACAAGGAACACAACGAGGTCTTCTGGTTCTACCCAACTGCCAACAGCAATGAGAACGACCGCTATTGTAAGTTTAATTACCGCGAGAACGTATGGGATGTCGGCACGATGGACCGGACGGCTTGGACCGACGCATCGACCTTCTCAAACAACATCGGAGCCGGAGCTAACAATTACCTCTATTCCCACGAACTGGGAGTTGATGCTGATGGCGAGGCTATGCACTCGTACATCGAAAGTGCTGACATGGATATCGGCGACGGTGATGAGGTTATGTTCATCGACCGTGCGCTCCCTGACCTCAGTGTTACAGGCAATGCCAAGGTGACCTTCAAGTCACGCAAGGACGCCCTGTCTGGCTTCACATCCAAAGGCCCGTTCACTGTGAACAACTCCACTACGCGCATCAACCCAAGGGTGCGTGGCAGACAGCTTGTGCTGCGGGTAGAGAGTGATGCCATTGGTGATGACTGGCGTCTGGGCCACACCCGTGTGGACATGCAGAAAGATGGAGAGCGCTAATGGCGACACTGCCACGGCCCGGACAGGACATGCAGTACTGGGGCGACGTTCTCATTGACGAACTGGAAAACGAAATCGACCGCATAAATCAGGCAGCCAACACCGGCGATGCAAATGTTAGCTTTGCGGTTTCCAACTTCACAGAAGACAAGAGTTTAAACGCCGGTACGGCTACGACCGCAGACGTAGCCAACGTCTTGGCGACAGTAATCGAAGCACTGCGGAACAAGGGGCTGTTAGCGTAATGTGTTTTGAAAAGAAAGACGAGCCAGAGTTCGAGAAGCCTAACGACCCGAACCCGTCGATGCCAATGCCATCCCCCGTAAGGCAGGGGATTAAGAATGTCTTCGGTGATGTGGATGTTGGCCGCACCGGTGGCGGTGGTGGCGACCCCTATATGGAAAAAAGGCCGGGTGCGATTGACCCCTATGAGGACAGGATTAGACAAGACGCCACTAATCCATACCAGAACTTTATGAACAGCTACAGGGACTCCACTGGTCAACGGCTCAACAGGTTTGCCGGGGATGGTGGCATCAGAAACCTTAGCCCAGTGATGGCTATTTTTGATGCGTTCCGTGGTAACAAAGACAAGTCAACTAACATGACGGACGCAACTGACCGTCTGACTGGTCAGATTTTCCGTTATGCTGCCGCCAACCCGAACAGTGTGACACCTGCATATGACGGGCTTGGATTGAACATCGACACAGGAACGGGAACCCTTAACGTCAAGCCAAGCGGCTTTACTACATATAGCGGTAATCAGAACTCTGATTATGATGGGCCGTTTGCCAACCTTGTAAATCCGCCACCGGATGATGGCGGTGACGATACACAGGCCGCTTCTCAGCCGTTTGACCCTTGCCCCGAAGGCTTCAAGTTTAACGCTGAAACCCAGCAGTGTGAGCCTGTAGCAGATGACACAACGGATGACGCAGAGGACAAACCCACGTTCACCCGCAACCCAACGCCAATATCCACAGCATTCCCAGACCTGACACGCTACGGACGTGAGGGCGGTGAGTACCAGTTCTTCGCCTCTATGCCGGGTGTGCCGGACCCCAACCTTGCAGAGGGTGGTCCTCCGCGTGGGCCGCAGGGGGAGGTGACGGGGCCGGGTGGTCCAAAGGACGACCTAGTAGGTCCATTCATGCTCTCATCTAGGGAGTACGTCCTGCCGTATGAGATGGTTCTGGACGAGGGGCAGGGCAGCTACGACAAGGGTATTAAAAGCCTTGAGCAGCAGCGGCTGGCAGCACTGAAAAAGTACAAGGCCCGTGCTGCGTCTTCGTAAGGCCCTCGAAGAGGACGTAAACGACATACTATTTCTCCTCCTCAGAATGCATGAGGAGAGTGGCATGGGTTCAATCAACGTAGCCAAGGTTGAACGCCATGTACGCACCACCCTACAGCAGGGTGTTATTCTAGTCATCGAAGACGGAAGCCTACCCCGTGCCGTGATGGGCCTGAAGATTTCGGACTTTTGGTGGTCCGATGACAAGGCACTCATGGACGCATTTACATACGTTGCCCCCGAAGCACGAAAGACACGGGCGTTTCGCATGATGGTAAACGAAGCCAAGAAGATGGCTTCGCAAGCTGGTCTCCCTCTTTTGATGGCTAACTTTGGACCGGTCGATGAAGACCGTAAGTCGAAGCTGTTTAAACGCCTCGGAAGACAACTGGGAACAACAATCATCACCGGAGACACAAGCAAGTTTTTGTGGAAGTAATAAATGGGTTTTCTCTGTCAAACATCTGATTCAGCACAAAGCACGGTAATTCAGGAGCTTCCTGATTACATCAAGCAGCCAGCCATCGACAATTTGAAGAGGGCGGCGGAGGTCACCGCAGAGCCGTATCAAGCATATGGAGGTCAGCGTATTGCTGACTTCACACAAGACCAGCTTGATGCAATGCAGAATATCAGGGACATGCAGGGCCAGCAGCGAGGCGATGTTGACGCCGCCATGTCTGGGCTTCGCAGCCTGTCCAACTATTCCCCTCAGGATGTACAGGCGCGTCAGTTCGACAGCCAAACCGCTGCGGACTACATGAACCCGTATACAGACAATGTACTAGACCGCGCTCGTCAGCGGATTTTCGACGCAGACGACATTGCAAGGCAGAAGCGTGATGCTCGCGCCATTGGCGCTGGAGCCTTCGGCGACAACTCTCGTCGGTTTGTTCAGGAAGCAGAAGCTCAGTCCAATCTACAGGACAGGCTGGCCGACATGGAGGCCAAGCAACTGGCCGCTGCGTATGAATCTGGCGCAAAGATTTTTGGTCAGGACGCTAATCGGGCCATGCAAGCTGACGCTCGCAACCAAGCCGCCGGTCTTACTGCGAACCAGCAAAACAACATGGCTGCAATCCAAGGCGCACAGGGGATTGGCAATCTCGCAAGGCTGGACCAAGGTCTAGGCCTCCAACAAAACCAAGCATTACAAGGTATTGGCGCTATGAACCAAGCCTTGGACCAGCAGGGACTCGATTTGGCCTATGGCGATTTCATGGCCCAGCAGAACTACCCAAAGCAGAACATCGCGTTCATGTCTGACATTCTTCAGGGAACGCCCATGGGTAGCACAACCACAACATTCGGACCGCCCGGTCCATCCCCATTCCAGTCTCTGGCTGGCCTTGGCATCGCTGGCATCGGCCTCTACGGGCAGGGTGGTGGCTTCGCTCCCGGCGGCTTTGCCATGAATAACTTGTTCACATAGGTCGCCAGATGATTAACCCCGCCCAGTACACCGCCGTCCTCCAGAAAGCCTCAGACGGGCAGCTTATGCAAATGCTCAAGCGCCCTGACAAAATCCCTTCGCAGTTTGTGGTGGCTGAAATCAACCGCCGTCAATCTATGCGTCAGGCGGCTATGGCTGACCAGCAGCGTCAGGCCCGTGTACAGGAGATGATGACAGCCCAGCAGCAGATGCCCCAGCAGCAGATGCCGCAACAGCAACAGCCTATGGGCATGGCAAAAGGCGGACCAAGCATCGTCACAGCGCTGGGTGGCAACATCAACAGTCCCATCCCAGAGCAAGTCGGCATCGAACCATTCGACCCCGCTCGCGAGACCTACATGGAATACCTTGCGCGGGTGGGTGATGCCAAGAACGTGGCCCGTATAGCTACGGAAGATTCGGGCATGGTCACTGACCAAGGCCCACCGGCAGAGGAAGCGCCAGACGCTCCGGTGTTTGACAACATGGGCATCAAGGCATCTGCGCCATATGCAACAAATGTCTCTAAGGGGCCAGACGGCCCGACCTTCGCTCAAAAATACATCTTCGGGCGTGAGGTAGGCGGCACCGACCGCAACCCTCTCAGGATGCTTCAGGGCGAATACTTCGACAAGCAAGAGGTCATCGACGCGGCAAACAAGGTGCCACTCGACCCCGGCTTCCAGAGTGCGATTGACGCTCGTCGTGCAAGAGGCATTCGTTCTGCCACAGACGACATGATTAAGACAAACATGGATGTCCGTGAAGCGGAGGGCATGTACGCTGGTACAGGCAACCTGAAGTC